GGTTCACAGATAACACCATATAAGAAAGTGCAGCAAGCACTTCTCGAACTTCAGACGAGGGATAATACTCGTGTGGAAGTAGAGTATAGTCTCAAGAAGAATGAGATTAATAGAAGGATGTTATTGAGAGATCTAGAAGCAGAAGAAGATGAGATCTCAAAAGAGTTAATACAACTTGAAATAGATAAGTCTGATTATGATAGGTCTCTCTTTGCAGAGAAACTTAAGCATGTCCAACGAGAGATGTCTGTTTTCATTGCAGAGTTAGAAGAGACTGTTGACCCAGAAAAGGGTATTGAATACTACCTTGACACTAATGAAGAAGAGGATAGGAAGTATTGGCAGAGCAGGATGGCAAAACAAGCTGCCTGTGATATAATATCATTTGGTCGTCTTGGTGCTGGTAATATGGATTCTATTATGAATCTACCAGAGCAAGATCAAGTCAACATATTATCTGGTGCTGTACACCATGCTGCTCTAATTGGAGCAGGTGTTCAACATATGACAAAGCAGATGGAGGGACAAGTTCAAGGTCTTCTCCAAGGCGAGAAATTCTCACCACCCCAAATTAATGGTTCAGAAATTACTGATCGTTTAGTGCCAGAAGCACCCACATTACCTGAAGTGAAACATGACATCCCAAAAGAGAAAATCCGTCTTCAGTCTTCCAATTAATCCCAAGATTGATTCCAAGTATGCAGAGACAGTTTTTGTTCCTTGGTTGAAGCAATATAAAGATTATATTTACGACTTATATTTTACATGTAGAATGCCACCCTTTGAACAGGATTCAATGGGTGATGTGTTCCAAGGTGATGTACGACAGTTATTCTACAATGCTCAGGCAATAGCAGAAGACAGTGGGTTACCATTGTCTGCTACTTTTAATAACATATACATCAGACCAGATATGGAACATCTGGATCTGTTCGTAAAGAATTTTGCTCAGCTATATGAACAGGGTATAAAGATAGCAACTATACCACATACGAGTTGGGTTACTACTGGTATTCTACAGAAGGAGTTTCCAGAATTAAAAATTAAGAATACAATCCTTAGGAATGTCTCTAAGGCAAATGAGGTTGTAGCACTTGCTGAGGCAGGATTCCATTACATCAATCTTGATAGGGATGTAATGAGAGACCGTGAAGCATTGAAGAAGATTAAGAAAGCAAAAGAATTCTGTGCTTCTATTGGTAAACCTGTAGAGTTATCTCTATTAGCCAATGAAGGATGTTGGGGTGGTTGTCCTTTGATGGATGAGCATTACCACTTTAATAATACAAGGACTGCAAATAACCCTCAGTACTTTAATGATCCTATTAGCACACACTCATGTTCTCGATGGGATATTGATGATAACTCTCATGCATTAAAGGTAGCTAATTTGCCACCTTGGAGAGAGGATTGGGAAGAGATGTTGGATCTTGGTATCGATGTCTTTAAGATGCATGGTAGAGAGAATGCCATGAAGTTGAATGAATCTATGCAGATCATTGAAGCATGGGCAGCAGATAAGCATCCAATTATAACTGCTGAGTTTTCTGAGTATATGGAAGATCTTCATATACCAGATAGTCCTATTGCTCTTTGGAGAGAGAAGATTAAGACTTGTGGATTTGATTGTTGGGATTGTAACTACTGTGAGAATGTAGTAAATGCACATCTTAAGAAGCAGGATAGACCAGTTGATGTTGATCCAATTGTACAGAGGGTATTGAAAGCCATTGATGATGGTAATACTAAGACCTCTAATTTTAATTCAGATGGATATTCTATCCAGGGTCTTTCCTCAGATAGGATAAGACACTTCCTTAATAGTCTATGTTCTTATGAGGATTCAGTATATCTTGAATGTGGAACCTTTACAGGCAGTACATTCTTTGCTGCAACTATGGGTAATAAGACAAAGTGTATTGGTGTTGATGACTTCTCAGAACCTAATTGCAAACCTATGATTGAGCGTGGACAGTTCACAGAGTGTGGTAATCCTTATGATACTCTTGTCACTAACTGGCAGAAGTATGAGAATGGAAATGCAGCATTCATTAAGTCTCCTGTTCAGGAATTGACTGAGGAAGACTTTGGTGGTTCTAAACCCAATATCTTGTTTTATGATGCAACTCATGATATGATGGAACAGATGAATAACCTAAATCATTTACTTCCTTTCATGGATGATAAGTTTGTAGTTGTAGTTGACGATGCTAATTTTGATGGTGTTGTTGATGGTACAGTATCATGGATGCAAGAGAACAACTTGGATTGTTATTTCGAGAGAAGGATTTTAAGTAGTGTTATTGAAAGTCCAACACATTGGTGGAATGGTATTCACGTTTTAGTTGTGCAGAAAAATCAAGACATCAAACAATACTTTAGTGCTAACAAATGAAAATAGTAAACCCTGAGATTCTACAGACACACCACCCAAAGGACTGGGAAGTAGAACAACTTCATATTGGTAACTCTAAGAATAGAATCATTAAGATTAAGAACTGGTTTAAAAATCCAGAGCAAGTACGTGCCTTAGCTTTATCAGGTGAATATGTATGTACGGTTAATGGGGAGTTTTCAAATCTACCTGGAAATGTTAGTAGAATAGGTCATCTATCAAATCAGTTGTATCCTAATTTTAAATTCTTATTATCAAATTACTTTGAAGCAAGTAAGAACATATTACTCCAACCAGAGTTTTCGCATTTTACCTTTCAGAGTTATGAAGTACAAGAGAAGTGTAGGATGTGTAGTCTTACACCACACACAGATGATGTTCACTATGCTTCTGTGTTGGCTTTGAACTTTGATGAGGAGATGGCAGATACTGATAGTGGTACAGCATTCTGGAGGACTAAAGATTTTGGAGAAGAGTTTATATCTTCTGATAAAAATTATAGACAGAGTAGGGTAATTAGTAATGTAAATGCATATGTTAACTTCGACCCATCTCAGTACAGATCAAAGGACTGGGAAAGGTATCATGTAGAGAAGCATGAGTTCAATACCCTTATGGTTTATGAGGGTAAGATGTGGCATTCGCCATATTTTAAGCAAGCAGGTTGGGGTACAAACCGTCTGACCTTCAATGCATTTCTCCAATAAATAGTACACTTATCATTTTAAAACATGGACGCTGAAACAATGGTGAAAGACTTCACCGATCAACTGAAAGAACAGAAAGCAACAATCGTTGAAATGGAAAAGCAACTTGCAACTCGTAAGGATCAAGTCCTACGTTTGGAAGGAGCAGTAGAAGCATTAAATATGACACTCAAAGAACCTGAGGATTTAAGCGATGGTACTGAAGGCAAGTCAAGCTAGACAACAGGAGCACGTACACTCCACTCAAATTGCCACTCCTTATCTGGGCACGCCAGAAACATGCCCTTATAAGGTAGGCGATTTTTATGAGGGAAGAGCAATAATTTCTATAGGATTCACTGAGAATGTCTACGGTAAAGCCTATCACCTTGTAATAGAAAGAGATAAGACACATCTAAGAACTAAATTTGTATTTGATCACAATCACGATCTCAAATTCAGTAAGCCAGTAGAGAAGATGTCTGCAGGTCAACCAAAAGAGTCTGATATAAAGAAGTACCTACAACAAGCGGATCTTAACACTACTAAATAGATCTGAAGGATAACTGTCATCAGAATGAAGCGTGTAGTCGTCAGAGTAGCTGATAATTATAGTTTGGATTCGGCTGTCGCAGGAATCTTAGAAATCTATAGTTTCCTAACCTTTAAAGCTTCTTATAGAAGTTTCTCAATTATATCTTTTGATTGTCCAGAGAAGAACGAAGATGGGCTGATCGAAAAGTTAAGAGCATTGTCTGTTGTCAAGAAGGCAACATGGGACAGTGCAAAATTTGCATGTGATCCAATACCAGATAGTTCAATATTATCAATATCTACTAGTGGGACTACATCTTTAAACACAACAGGAGAAACAAACGTTTCTGCTAATACTAGAAATTTAACTGGTAGTGGTACTGGTACCATCTATGTAAAGGTACAGAATATATCAGGACAGAATTATTATACATTTGCATCTAGTCTAGGTGGTACATATTCAAGATTTTCAAATCAAACTGGATTCTTACAAGGAGCAACATATACATTTGATCAGTCAGATGCTTCAAACTCTGGTCACCCATTAAGGTTTTCTATAACTCCTGATGGAGCTCATACTACAGGCGGGGTAATATATTCAGGTGGAGTTACTGTAAGTGGTACACCTGGTAATGCAGGTGCATCTACAGAGATAGTTATTGGTACTTCCACACCTTCTATCCTCTATTACTATTGTACTGCTCATTCTGGAATGGGTAGATTTAGAATCTCTCCAGATGGTTTTGGTACAGTTAACGTACATGACTACTGGCACTTAGATAGAATAACAAAGCAAGATAGGCAATATTTAAACAGAACCTTCAGTTATAATCAATCAGGTGATGGTGTTGACATCTATGTAATTGATACAGGTGTTCGTGGAGCAAGTAGACCAACTGGTAACAACGCTGCGTTACACCCAGAATTATATGACCCTGACTTTGTATCTGATTTCAACGGTGTATCTGAACAACAGAACTACAGGGTATATGAGGTAGGTGGATATACATCACCCTATTCTACTAATGAAGATGACAATGGACATGGTACTTACTGTGCCATAACATCTGCTGGTAGGACTGCAGGTGTTGCTAGGAATGCAAAGATCTATGCATTGAAAGCATTCAACTCTACTCTGTCAGGAACATACACTGACATATTAGGTGCATACCAGGCAGTCATTGATCATAATGATTCTGGTCATGCCAATTATAAAGGTAATAATAGACCTGCTATTATTAACGCATCCTTTGGTCCTACTATACCAACTCAGACATATCCATATGTTGAATTGAATGATGCTGGTGATGATAGTGGTACTGATGAGGAGATCCTAGATGATATCGAGGGTACGATCTCAACAACTAATAAAGTTATAGTTGTAAGATCTGCTGGTAATGGTTTCAAAAATTCAAGTGATCAGTTTGCTGGACCAATTCAAACCAAATGTATTGCTGGTTCAAGGACTGCTGGATATGCTGACAACGCAACTGGTGGTATCAATACAGTTGATGTTGATCAGAATAAGATTTGTGTTGGTGCTACAGAATATAATGATAGGTGGGCAGACTTCTCTAACTATGGTGCTGGTGTAACTACAGTTGCTCCAGGTGCTAAAATTCTTACCCCTGCATATGATTGGACTGCTAACACTCCATATACTTCATCAGGTAACTACACTACAATTAATGGTACATCATTCTCAGCACCTATAGTAACGGGAGTGATTGCTACATGGGCTAGTAAGAATGGATATAGTCTGACTACGAATAACATAGCAGGACTTGCTAAGGCATTCATAAGAGATAATGGTGCTGCTGGAGACATAACAAAGTCTGGTAATACAAATTATCCTATCAATAGTATAGAAGATAAGAAGCTAATTGATAATCCATTTGAGACTACTAATGGTTCTGACTATCTTATAGTTAAATTCAATCCTGCTGATTCAGCACACTTCTTAGGTAATGTTGGTAAGAAATGTCAGTTAAGAACTACTGGATCAACTGGTGCTATGACAGTTGGTGGTATTGATGTTGCTGCATTATCACAAAGTGGATGGTTAACTATTCAGGCAGAGAGTGCAGTTAATAATTCAATCACTGTTCAAAACGGTAGTAATGCTACTGCTGGTACAACTGGTGGTGGATCTAATAACTATCTTGCACTTATAGATCCTGAAGGTAGGACTCATGAGAGTGGAGATGGTGTTGTAAGTACATCAACAACTCTTAGATCTCAGACAGATACACAGGAAGCTGCTGGTACAGGAACATATACTAATGTAATTTACTATCCATTGGATAGTGGTGTTGACTTTAACTACGCTGATACAACAGCGATACTTACAGGTAAGCGTGGTGTATTCTTCCCATACATTGATACCAATGTAACTTGGGCAACTGGAGCAGGTAGTATTGGTGGACCATTTGCCAATGGTGCTTCTGTAAGTATTGACCTAGGTTTAGCAGGAACTACATTCGCGAACGAACCAACCTTAGAAGCATATACTCTCAGTGGAGATAGTATTGCTGCTTCTGGTCTTGGGTTAGATTCTGCAACAGGTCTTTTAAGTGGTACGGTAACATCCAATTATTTGGATACCACATTTAATTTTACAGTAACAGAAAATACTACTCAGAACGCAAGGTCTTATAGTTTCATTACTACAGGTACTGGTGTTCTTGTTACTATCACTCAACAACCATCTGCTGCTTCGGTTGAAGCAGGTTCTGGTAACACTGCCACCTTTGGTCCTGTTTCAGGTATTAGTTCTGATGGATCTACTATCACATACCAGTGGGAGTATTCTACTAATGGTGGAGCAGGATGGTCTGCTCTTTCTAATGGTGGTGGTTATAGTAATGTCACTACAAATACTTTAACTGTTGATGATGATTTCGTAAAGAATACATATCAGTTCCGTTGTAAGTTAGACACTGCCACAGCGGTACAACCCTCATATACTGATGCAGTTATATTAACTGTATTCCGTGTAATTACAATAAGTAATCAACCAACAGATCAAAACCCAATTGCTCCAGCAGCTGCAACATTCACTACTGCTGGTTCTACTCTGGATGCTGCAACAGTTACATTCCAGTGGCAGAAGTCAGAGAATGGTGATGGAGTTAATTATGCAGCTATAGGTGGTGCTACTTCAGCATCATATAATACTGGTTCTACTACGTATGATGATAGTTACGGCGATTACTATCGTTGTGTATTGTCTGCTACGGGAGCATCAAACGTAATCAGTTCTGTTGCTCGGAGTTTAGTACAAAGAACTATTAACATTACTGCACAACCAACTAATACAACTGGTGCAGTTGGTGGTACAGAATCATTTGGTGTTACTGCAAATACATCTGATGATGACGCTGGAGATATCACATATCAGTGGCAGGTCTCGATTACAAACGGTGCCTCATGGTCTAATGTTTCTACAGGTAGTGGTGGTACAAGTGCAACATATACTACTGCTACATTAACTACAACAGAAGACGGGTACCAATATCGTTGTTTACTTTCTTGCCCAGGAGCAACAACTATACCATCTAATGCAGCTACCTTACAGATTGAAACTGTAACAGTTGTAGTATCAACTCAACCAAGTGATGCCACAGTAAATGAAACTTCTACTGCAACATTTACTTGTTTAGGTGATGTTACTATGCAACCCGTTGGTGGTAATGCTGCATCATCTTCATTCGATACAGAATCCTTTGCTACTCCAACAGGAGGAGGTGGAGGAGGATTTGAAGGTCAATCTCACCATGAACCTTCGGTAACATATCAATGGGAGAAGTCAGATGATTCTGGTGCTAACTGGAGTACAGTTGCAGGAGCAACTAGTGCATCATATACAACTGCTGCTACAGTCTATGCCAATGACCATGACGATCAATACCGTTGTAAGTTAGATGCTACTGGAGCTGCTGCTTCTGCATATACAAATGCTGCAACTCTGACCGTACAAAGAACATTTACAATCACTTCACAACCATCGAACGTAACCGCAAACGAAGGTGCAACCGCATCATTTGCAGTTACATCCTCATCAAGTAGTGGAACTCCAACGTATCAGTGGCAGAGATCTGATGACAATGGTTCCAACTATAGTAATGTAACAGGAGGGACAGGTCAGACTGCTGCTTCATATACAACTCCTAATTTAGTATTCTATTCATCTAGTATTGTAGATGATGACTCTGACAGATATCAATGTGTGGTATCTCTTGCTGGATCTGCAGCTGCACAGACATCTACATTTGCATTATTAACAGTATTACGTGTCATAACTATTTCAGTACAACCAGCATCACTGGCTGTTATTGAAGGACAGACTGCAACCTTTAGTGTTTCTGCTGCAATTACTAGTGGAGTTATTTCATATCAATGGCAGAAGTCAGATGATGATGGTGCTAACTGGAGTGCTATTGCGGGAGCAAATCTCTCAACATATACAACACCAGTAACAACTTATCCAATAAGTCCAAATGCACAGTACCGTTGCGTCTTGTCAAATGCAAATGCAACAACTCTTGTATCTTCAGTCGCTGTATTAACAGTTAATGAATCTGAGTTTGTATCTACTCCTACATCAGTAACACCATTTATTGATACTGATACTAATAGAACACTCTCAAGACAACCCACTATTACTACAGGAGCGTTTGTTTCTGAGTATGCTGGATCAACTCACTTCTCCTCATTCTGGAGAATCAGAAGAGTTAGTGATAACGTTACTGTATATGATACGATTAATTCATTTGCTAATGGTGATACAGGTAATAAGACTAGCTTTACTGTACCTGCTGCGACTCTAGAATTTGATACTGCATACGCAATACAAGTTAAGTTTAGAGATAACTCAGGACTTGAAAGTGCTTATACCTCAGCAGTAAACTTTACTACACCATTCGTTGACCAACCTGATATTCAAACAATCACACCTGCATTTAACCCAACAGTTAATGTTAATGCGATTGCATTGAAGGCTGGATATCAACACTCATCTAGTGACTGGCAGTTTGCTGAAGCAGATACTTTCGCTACTATTGTTCACCAATCACTTGGTAACTCAATCAACCTACTCACTTATACTCTTCCTGGTGCTGTTAACCTTAGTGCTAACACTACATATTATGTAAGAATAAGATTCAACGTTAATCCTACCTAACATGGCCAAACCTTCTTCCAAGCAGGGACTGGTTGACTACGCTCTACGTCAAAACGGTGCTCCTGTCCTAGAAATTAATATCGAAGATGATCAATTAGATGATCTAGTGGATGACGCTATTCAATTTTATAATGAACGTAATGGTGATGGTTATATAAGAACCCACGTGAAGATTAAGTGGAGTGAAGCCATGCGTGAGAACATGGTTACTGATAATACCACTACTATTGCAGATGGTACCTCTAATTCTTTAGCGGTTTCTTACTTAGAGCAAAATAATTATGTGAAGATGCCTGAGCATGTCACTAGTGTCATTAAGGTATTCCCATTCGTATCTAAGAATGTAACAAACTTATTTGATGTTCGTTATCAGTGGAGACTTAACGACCTTTGGGATTTAACTAACACAGAGATTTTGACCTATGAAATGGTCAACCGTAGACTAGAAGATATCTACTTCTTATTGGAAGGACAGAAGCAGACTAGATTCCAGTTGAGAGGAAACAAGCTTTACTTAGATCTTGACTGGAAGACTGATGTTAATACAGATGACTTCTTAGTTCTTGAATGCTATCGTGCCATAGATCCAACTGTTGATACTGATGTATACAATGATTTGTGGATGAAGCGTTATGTAACTGCACTAGTTAAAAGACAGTGGGGTTCAAACCTTATTAAATTCCAAGGTGCTCAATTACCTGGTGGTATTACTATGAATGGTGAATTCATTTATAGAGAAGGTAAAGAAGCAGTTGAAAAACTTGAAGATGAAATGCTCACGATTTATGAGACACCACCGCTTGACATGATAGGATGAGGAATACTTACTTCACCCACGGTACAAGGAATGAACAGTTCCTTTTACAGAATATTGTGGAGGAACATCTCAAGATGTTTGGGATGGATGTTCTATATTGTCCAAGGAAACTGGTTCAAAAGGATGGAGTTTTCAACGAAGAGGTAATCTCTGAGTTTGATGACTCTTATATTATAGAAGCTTACTTAGAGAATCCAGAAGGGTTTGGTGGTAACGGAGATTTACTAACTAAGTTTGGTATAAGACAGACTGATGAGATAACGATGGTTATTTCACAGCAAAGATTTTCAGATTTTATTTCCCAGTTTTTACTTCTTGATCAAGGTAAGACTGTTGAAGTGGCAGAGAGACCACAAGAAGGAGACTTAATATATTTCCCTATTACATCTAACTACTTTGAAATTAAGTTTGTAGAACATGAAGAACCCTTCTACCAGTTAGGTAAAGGGTATGTTTATAAACTCAAATGTGAGCTCTTCGAGTACAGCGATGAGCAGGGTGATCTATTCGAGGATGATGAAACTCTCGTCGATTACGGTTACACAGTCAAGCATTACTACCTTACTACCAATGGTACAACTGCTACAGGAACAACTGTTCTTGATTCAGGTGCAGTTAGTCAGGTATTGATACAAGACAATGGAACCAAGTATAATGAAACTCCTACTATCACCATTGGTGGGGATGGTACTGGAGCAACAGCAGCTGCATATATGGTGAACATCACAGTTAGTGGTGGATCTCCAACCTCATCTGCTGTCATAAGAGCAACAGTTAAACAAGGTGAAATTAGATCTGTTACTATCACAGATGGTGGTTCTGGTTATGATGAGGATAGAGCAGTCTTACAGATAACTGATCCTGATTCTGGTGGAAGAGCAGCAACCTTAAGTCCAACATTTACTAATGGTGTACTTACCGCTATCAATATTCTTAACGGTGGTTCTGAATATAGAAGTGTTAAATTGGTTGATGTTACTGCTGGAGGTTCGGGTTATACTACTTCTACTGCTACATTTACTGCAGCACCTACAGGACTCACTGGGACGTTTACCGTACCAGAACAGGTTACTGGTGGTACTACTGGGGCAACTGCTCAGATGGTTGAGTGGGATGCACAGGAAGGTTGGATTAAATTGAAGTCACCAACTGCTACCTTTGCAATAGGTGAAACTATCATGGGATCAACCTCTGGTGCTACTATGGTCCTAGATAGTAGGAACGAAATGGCAACTACTGATACTAAATATTCTGATAGTGTCACATTTGAAACTGTAGCTGACGACATCATTGACTTCAGTGAAGGAAACCCATTTGGATTAGCAGGTAACTTATAATGCTAGGTGCATACACATACAATAAGATTATTAGAAAGTGCGTTATTGGATTCGGTACTCTCTTTAATAATATAGAAGTTCGTAAGGAAAACAAGGATGGTTCTGTTTATAGCAGAATGAAAGTTCCTCTTGCTTACGGTCCTCGACAGAAATTTTTAGCAAGATTAGAACAGCAAGCAGATCTTAATCAGAAGGTTGCTATTACTGTTCCCCGTTTAGCATTTGAGATGACGGGAATTAGTTATGATGGTTCAAGGAAACTGGCACCGACCACCATGATCCTCAAAGGTGATGGAAACAATTCAGTAAAGAAACAGATGACACCTGTTCCTTATAATATTGAATTTGAATTGAATGTTATCTCTAAAACTAATGATGAGTCTCTTGAGATTATGGAACAGATTCTACCAGTCTTTCAACCGTCATATAATATGACTCTAAAGATGGTAGATGATATGTCCGACTACAGGGATATACCAATCATACTAAACAGTGTTTCTTATAGTGATGATTATGAGGGAACTTTCGATGATAGAAAGATAACTCTAATCACAATGAACTTCACTGTTAAGTCATACATCTTTGGACCTGTTGGTACTCAAGGACCAATCAAGAAAGCAAAAGTCGATATCGCTACCGATTCCAAGATCACAGCTACAAGACAGATTGCTTATCAGGTTACACCAAAGGCACTTACAGACAAAGACAAGGATGGTACTACAGAACTTGCAGGTGCTATCACCGCAAGAAATCTCAGTATCGAGGTCGCAGACTACAGCAACATTCCTACTCAATCTTACATTGAAATTGGTAATGAAGTATTCTATGTCAAGAGTAAGACCTCACCAAACAAACTATCTGTACGTAGAGCACAGAATGGAACCACTGCTGCAGCTGCAGTTGCTGGTACTAAGGTAGATCTAATAGATGCTACTGATGATGCACTACTGACATCTGGTGATGACTTTGGATTTAGCGAAACTACATCTTATTATGAATGATGATACAACTGGTTTAGATAAAGCCTTCGAGACTGTGGAAGCAGTCGTTACTGAAGTTAGTGCTACACCTGAAGGTGGGTGTAGTACAAGAAAAGATCAACTTAAAAAAGTTGATGGTAAGGATGAAGTACAGGATGATTATGAATACGCACGAGGAAACCTTTACCTATTGGTGGATAAGGGACAAGAAGCTGTCAACGGTGCTCTTGATTTGGCTATGTCTTCTGATCACCCTAGAGCATATGAAGTTGCTGGACAACTCATCAAGCA